CCGGTGACGAGCGCGATCCAGTCGGCAACCCACAGGCCGCAATTCTTGCGCGCCCATCCGAACGGCTCGGCCCGCTCGCGGTGAAGGAATGTGTCTAGAAGTCCGGCCACGGTTTTTCAGTATCCGTCATGTTGACGGTCTGCTCACAGAAGAGATCGGTCGGCGCCGCCGGGTTGATCTCGCTCGCGCGGCGCGCCTGATGCGGATGCGTCCACAAGAGCATCCCGGCGCGCGCGCGCCCGGTGTTCCATGAGCCGGCGACGAGCTGCAAATCCCAGGTGTCGGGCGCGCCGGCACTCTCGGGCACCGCGTGATTGAGGCGCAGGAAATCGCCGAACCCGAACCACTCCCACCAAATCGAATCGAGCAATTGCCAGCGATCATTGAACACGCCCCACCCGACTGCGATGAGCTGGCCAACGATCGCCGCATTCTGCTCGCGCATGAGCGCACCGAGCTCGCGGAACACGGTCGGCGGAATGCCGCTCATCGTGAATTCGACCTGTTCGGACGAACCGTCGCACAGCGCCTGCAGCGCCGGCATATCGGTGATCTCGCCGAGGCCGAGATAGGTTTCCTCGAATTCGTCGAGCACGTTCACACCGGGCCGGATCGCGCCGATGCCGAGCCACACGCGCACCGGCGGATCGCTCGCCAAATAAAAAAAAATCCCCTTGCGCGGCGCACCGGCCTTGAGCTCGCGCAGCACGGCGACGCTGAAGGCGCTCATGCCGGTTCCGGCAGAAACGATTCGATGAATGAGGCGCTGCCGCGGGCAAACCGCAGCATATCGGCCGGCGCCGTCATGGCCTCGCCGCCGGCGAGCTGCATCACGCATTGCGGCCAATCGAATTCGGCCGGCTCGCCGGCCGTCACGTCCTCGCGCAGCGGCGGCTCGATCCGCACGTCGTAGTCGCCCGGCACGCCGTCGACGGCGAGCGCCTCGAGGATGCGATAGGGCCGCGGCCCGATGTCATGGTGAATAGAGAACAGGCCGGCTGGCGGGCCGCCCGTCGTCATGGTGAGGCGGATCGTGGTCGCGCGCAGCGCCGCATCCGCCGTCACCGCGGCAATGATCGCCGGCGTCACGTAACCCGAGCCATCGGAAAAAAACGTTCCGTCCGAATGTGGCACACTTGGCCGCGCAAAGACCGGCACGCCGTCCTCGATCGGCACCGGCGCGAGCTTGCGCACGCAAAACGGCACGATGATCGGCCGCGCGCCCTCGGCGAGATACGCGGTGAGCGATTGCCAAAGATTGAGATCGGCCGCCTGGCGCAAGAATATGCCGGTGAAATTCACCGCCCACAGGCCGCCGCCGCTGATCGTCGTGGTCGGCACCAGGCCCGAGGCGGTGCGGCCCGGCTGCTTGACGGCCCCAATCAGGCGCGGCCAGCCATCCCCCACCGACCGGCCGGCGAATGAGCGGGGAAAATGCCAGTACATGTTCGGCGAGGATGGCGCGTGGCGCGGTTTTGAGGGAGGGGCGCTAGGGTAGCAAGGGGGCGAGCCCCGCGGCCGTCCTTGGCCGTTTATGTGCCGTTCGCGCGCTGGTACGCCATGCGCGCCGGGACAGCTTCAAGGATGCGCCGCTCGAGCTGCCGATTGCTTTCGGCGAGGATCATGCGGAATTGGCCCTCGTTCATGGTCGAGCCGCGCGCGTCCACATTCGAGGTGATGCTGATTGACGATCCGCCGGCGCCCCGCGGCGCAATGATCCCGGCGCTGCGCGGCACGAACAATTCGGGCCCACGCTCGCCGACGAGGTAAGGCTGCCCGGACGACACCGGGCCGCCATGCTGCCGCGGCGTGATCATGCTGCGGAACAGACCGAAAATCCCGCCGACGCCGCCCGGCGCCAAACCCTGCGAGGCCGGCGACGTGCCGAGCAGAGCGGCGAGCGGCCCGGTGCCGGTGAACAGCGATTGCAGCGCGGCGCGCGCGAGCATTTTCAGAATGCCTTGGAACACCTCCTGCACGTTGCGGCCTTCGATCACAATGTCAGCGAGCGCATTGGCCGCCGTCTGTCCGAAATAACGCCACGTCTCGGCCGTTTCGCGCAATTGCGCCTGCAGTGTTTGGAGCTGGCCATGTTGCGCGCCGAGCGCGGAAATCCGCTGCCGCTCGGCGTCGGTGAGCTCGCGCCGTTCCTTGCGCGCCTCGTGCTCGGCGCGCACCAATGCCAGCGCCCGCTCGCGCTCGATGTTGCTTTGCCCTTCAAACCGGATCGCGACGGCGAGCTCTTCGTTCACGCGCTGCAATCGGCTGATGTAATTCTCGATCGAATCGAGCCGCTTCCGCGCCGCCTCTTCCTCTTCCTTGGCGAATTGCGATTGATCCTTGCGCACGGCGTCGAGGATTTTCGCGCCTTCCGCCTGCTGCCGCTCGATCGCGCCCGGCGTCATCAGGCCGGTGCGCAATCGCTCGCGCGCATCCCGCATCCGCTCGTCGACATTGGTCGGCACGAGCGTGACGCCGAGTCCTTTCAGGGTTTCCTCCTCGGCCGGCGTGATCTGCCGCGGCGTGCCGCCGAGGAATGGGGCATTGCCGATGCGCGCCACCGTGTCGGCGATCTGCGTCGCAATGCTCAGGATCGTGCTTAGGGTTTCCGCGCCTCTCGCCAGCACGCCGAGGAAACTGATCCAGCCCTCCCGGTAATCGATGCCGAGCTGGATCAGCAAATCCATTACCGGCTTCCATTTATCGGACAGGATTTTTTCCGCTTCCTCGAGGCGCCGCTTCAAATCGGCCGCGCGCGCGAGCTCTTCCGGGGACACGAGCTCGGTCGCCGCGATCTTGTCGGCATTCTTCTGGATTTCCGCCATGTAGTCGCTGTTTGCGCGCAACCGCTCGACCACCGACGACGGCAAAAACCGTTCCGCAAGGCTGAGCGCGGCGAGGCGTTCGCCCTTCTGCAACGCCTCGGTCATGATGACGAGCACGGCGCGCCATTGCTGCTCGACCGTATTTGCGGCGGCGAGCTGCGCCAGGCCACGATTGCCCTTGAGGTTGCCGGCCTCGGTCAATTCCTCGATCGCTTTCTGAAACGGCGACTTGCCCTCAAGCGCGAACGTCGGCCGCAAATCCTCGGCGAGTTTCTTGATCGCCTTATCGAGCTCCTCGGTGCTGAATTTTGCCTCTTCCGCGGATTTCGTCATCCGCTGCATGAAATCGGTGCCGATCCCGAGCTTTTCCGCACGCTCGCCGAGCTTCACCAATTCGGCGAGCCGCTCGGCCGCCAATTCGCTGATCGCCGCCATCGCCTTGAACGTGCCGATGACGAGCGCGGCAGCGCCGGCGATCGAGGCCATCGCGACCACGCCGGTGCGGCCGAGCAACGTAAATCCGGTCGCTGCCGCTTTCGTGCTCGTGTCGATCTGCTCATTCATGAGCACGAACCGGCGAACGATCGTTTCCGTCGTTTGCTGCACGATCGAGCGCGCGCGCGACATGCCGGCTTCGAACGCCTGCATGTTCACGGACAGCGGAATGGAGAGCGCGGGTGCGGCCATCAGTGTTTGCGCGGTGTGGCGATGAGCTTGCGATGCCGCGCGAGCATGTCGTCGACCTCGGCCGCGGTCGGCGGCGGCGGCCGATCCGGCTCGGGCTCGTTGGCGGCGTTGCGACCGGCGACGATCACGGCGATTTCCCAGATCGTCAATTCATCGACCTGGCGAGGGTTGAGACCGAGTCCGCCACCGAGGAAATAGCAGCCGTATCGGCTGACTCGCCCGTCGTCGCGAAAGAACCGTGTTCCGGCGCGTCCGTTTTTTTTTGCGGCGGCTGCTCGTCGGGCGGCACGATGATCGCCTGAATCAGCGACCAGCACAAAAGCACGCTTGGCCCGAGCGGATAGGTCGCAACATCGTCGACGTAGCGAACGACCTTGGCGAGCGCGGCCGGTGCCGCCATCCCGCCGCCGATCAGGCCGAGCCGGATGATCTCGCGCACGTCGGCGACGCGCCAGGTGCCCGACGAAATGCGCGTCGCGATCTCGCCGAACGACGAGCCGAGCTTTTCCTCGAGCTCGATCAGCGTGCCGATCTTGGCGAGGCAGAACGTGTCCTCGCCGCCGGCCCAGGCGAGCCGGCGCGTGCCTTGCGCGCTCATGGTGCACCGGCCACCCAGGCGATTGCACCATTCGACGCGCCCGTCACCGAAATGCCGACGCGGCCATCGGCCTCGTTGCCCGTCACCTCGAATGCGGTGAGCGCATAATTGCCGGCAAAGTATCCTTCCGGCGGCAACGGATCGGTGTCGATCACGATCCGCACGTTGCGATTCTCGCCGGACAGCGCCCAGTCGCGCCACGTCGGGAACGATTCGCCGGCGAGCAATCCGGCGCCGGTGAAACCCGACGAGAGTGAACGGATGACGCGATCGATCCAGGCCGGCGCGTCGCGATCGGCGCAATCGATGAGCGCATTTTCCGAGGTTTCGCCGGTGAT